TGCCACCACCTGGGATTTATGCGAAGAAATCCAATCCCGCTACGGCGTGGAGCGCCGAATTATCGCCTGCCCGGACCCAACAGGCGGTGCCCGCAAAACTAGCGGCGTTGGCGCGACCGACCACAACATCCTCCGCAAGAGCGGTTTTACGGTTTCCAGTCCCCGCAACCCCTGGAAAATCCGCGACAAGATCACCTGCGTCAACACCGCCCTCCTCGACGCATCTGGAACCCGCCGCCTGTTTATCCACCCAAAATGCAAAGAGCTAATCAAGTCGCTCCGCACGTTGACCTATGCCCCAGGAACAGGTCTCCCCAATAAGAATCTCGGCGTCGATCATGCTTTCGATGCTCTTGGCTACTTGTGCCTTCAAACTTTCAACCTTGCCAAGCCCGAGTCACTCGGAAAAACCAACTATCGTGTGTGGTAAGCCTCCGGCATAGCAGATGGCCGCCAAAAAGCCCAAAAAAGGCCAAAAAAAGGTCGAAAAAGTGATGTCAGAGTATAAATCTGGCGCACTCAAGTCCAGTTCGGGCAAGAAAGTAACTAGCCGTAAGCAAGCCATCGCTATTGCGATGAGCGAAGCCGGCATGAGCAAGAAAAAGAGGAAGAAATAATGGCAAAACGCGGCCTTTACGCCAATATCCAGGCAAAACGCAAGCGCATCGCAGCCGGCAGCGGCGAAAAGATGCGCAAGCCTGGCACTAAAGGTGCCCCAACCGCCGCTGCCTTCAAAGCAGCCGCCAAAACCGCCAAAAAACGGAGGAAATAGTCATGACAGCTCTCGCAATCACTGCCGTTGATCGCTACACAAACGTAGTTGAATACACGGGCACCACAATGGACGCCGTAAACGAGTGGATCGAGGTACCTGCCCACTCAGGTAGCTACACATTCGCGGCCACTGTTACTGGTGGCGCCAACTTCACCCTGGCATTGGAGTGCAGTTTTAACGGTAATGGCAACTGGTTCACAATCGACACCAGTAAAACAATCAACTCTGACGGTCAATACGTCTACTTTTATGACGGCAAACCTGCCGCAAAAATCCGTATGAGGGTTGCATCTATCAGCTCGGGCACACCCAGCATTGTTCCCCACATTGCGGTTGCTTATCACGGTTAATGGCAATCCAAACGGTAAACGGGGGCTGTGTTCACATCGAAATTGATGCTGAAGACGGCCTCACCCATGCCACATTCGTCTTCAAGACACCGCAAAACCCCGAAATCATCGGCGGCTTCGTAACGATGCTGACCCAAGGCATCGAAGTACTGGTTCCTATTGCGGACCCTGACGACGAGGAAGACGACGAAGATTAAGTGCCAAAATAGGTACAAAGTAGGAGCCTAGCCGTGGTCTACAGCGCCAATATCCCGCCGACTGGAGCTGTAGTCAGCGAATCGCCGTTTGTCCGCAGCCTGGACGTAATTGCGATGATGCCGGACTGGGCGGTAATGGCAGCCGTAACCCGTGGCACGAACTACATCCGCGATTTAAGCGAGACATATCTACCGCAAGAACCCCGCGAAGACGACGACGCCTACCAAACCCGCGTAGACCGCAGCGTCCTTAGCCCTTACACCAGCCGGCTAATCGAAACCGCCGCCGGTGCAATTCTCCGCAAGCCCATCCATATCGAAGGTGACCCCTACTGGCTGGAGCTTGCGGAGAATATCGACGGCTTGGGCTCAAACATTAACGAGTATGCCCGCCGCGCACTGGTGAGCAGCATGACCTTTGGTCATAGCGCAATCTTGGTGGACTATCCGGCAGCGATGGGCGCGATGAATTTGGCGGAAGAACGCGCCCAAGGCCGCCGCCCTTATTTCGTGCACGTTGACGCCCCACAAATCTGGGGCTGGCGCAAGGAACCAATCACCAACCGCTTGCTACAGGTCCGCATTCACGATTACGACGTACGCCCACTGAACGAGTTCGGCGAAGAGCAGGTCGAGGAAATGCGCGTCATTTACCCCGGCCGCTACGACCTCTACACGCTGGGCCAAGACGTGGTGGAGTTCACCGAAAGCGGCGGCTACAGCTTGGACGAAATCCCCTTTGTACCGATCTATAGCAACCGCCGTGGTTTGTTGATGTCCCAGCCACCACTGCTGGACATTGCCAACCTCAACATCACCCATTACCAGCGCCAGGCCGACCTCATCCACGCGCTGCATATTGCCGCCATGCCCACCCTCGTCTTAGAGGGCTGGGACGATACGACTGGTTCAGCAACGATGGGCGTGAACTACGCCATCGCCATGCAACCGGGCAACAAGGCGTATTACGTGCAGTCTGACGCCAGTAGTTTTGACACCCAAATGGCCGAACTCCAGGCACTAGAGGGTCAAATGTCCACGCTTGGCGTCACCAAGCTTTTCGGCCAAAAGTTCGTTGCCGAGTCCGCCGAAGCCAAACGCATCGACCAAGCCCAAAGCAACAGCGTGCTTTCAATTATCAGCCAAGAGCTGGAAAGCGCCCTCAACCAAGCCTTTTCGTTTGCCGCGCAGTATGTGGGCATGGAACCACCCGAAATTACGATTGACCGCGACTTCGACTACTACCGCCTGATCGGCCAAGACGTATCTGTGCTGGCACAGCTCAACCAGATGGGCAAGATCACCGACGCAATGCTGCTGGAGATCTTGCGCCGTGGTGAGATTCTGCCAGACAACGTAAAGATCGAGGAATAACTTGAGGCAATTACTCAGGTACAAGCCGATATGGTTGAGCCCGCAGTTACACAAGAGGAACCCCAGTCTTAAGTGCTAACCTAGAAAAGTCCAAGTAATACACAACCGTGCCTGAAGAACAGCAAGCAGTAGCCACTCCTGTGGAGTCTGCTGCCCCTCAGCCTGTGGCTGAAAGCTCCGATCTGGCCGCACAACTCGAAGCCCTTCGTGCGAAGAACCAAGAACTGATTGCTGAGCGCCGAAAGGACCGCGAGAACCGCGAAAACCTACAGAAACAACTGGACGAACTGCGTGTAGCGCAAGAATCGGCCAAAACTGCCAAGCTTGCGGAATCTGGCGAGTTCAAAACCCTTTGGGAAGAAGCCCAGCAAACTGTTGCCGAATTAAAGCAACAGCTTTCCAATAAAGAATCCGAAGTGGAACAAATCCGCCAAGGATTTACACAAGAGCAAGTGAAATCTGCAGCTATCGCCCAGTTATCTCAAGCTGGTGCACTGGCACCAGATCAGCTGTATCGTTTACTTCAGGAGAACCTACGCGCCAAAGATGGACAGCCTGTGGCTGTTGTCGGCGGCGTGGAAGTTCCGGTAGGCGAGTATATCGCCAACCTCAAAAACCCCGGCAGCGGTTACGAGCATCATTTTGCAGCCACGAACCGCGCTGGAATGGGCGTAACGAGTAGTGCTCGTGCCACCGCCCTCCCCGGCCAAAGCAACCCATGGATGAAGGACAGCTGGAACGTAACCCAGCAAATGATTCTTCTAACGAAGGATCCAGACAAAGCCCGAATCCTGAAAGCTGAAGCCGGTCAATAGCCCCTGTGGGGCACTCCCGTAAACCCACTTAGGAGCCCACAATGGCTGCCATTTCCGAAAACTACGGCGGAACTTTTCTGAGTGATCTAGTCACTCGCCCCGAGTTCCTCCAATACACCGCTGAAGGCATCTTCGAGCAATCGAAGTGGATCCAAAGCGGCATTGTGCAGCGCAACGCTGCTCTCGACGCACGTGCCGGCGGCACCCGCGTCCGCGTGCCTTTCTTCGACCCCATCAACCCCACCGAAGAGCAGATCACCTCTGCCGACGACTGGGGCACCTCTGGCGCTGGTTATCTGACTGCTCAAGGCACTACCGCCGACGAGCAGATTATGACCATCCTGCACCGTGGTTTTGCCTATGCCGCAGACGATCTGAGCAAGCTCGGCTCCGGCGCTGATCCACTGGCCCACGTCCGCAACCAGCTGACCGCCGCCATCAACAAACTGAAGACCGCCACCCTCAAGGCTCAACTGCTGGGTCTGTTTGGTGGTATCTCCGGCGCCGGCGTGCTTGGCCCCAACCAGTTTGACGGTTCGTTCGCTGGTGTCCCCGGTTCGATGACCGAGGCCAACTTCCTGAACGTGGCCAACATTGTGAAGGCCAAGGCCAAGCTTGGTGAGCGCGGCGACGAGCTGGACACCATCGCCATGCACTCCAACGTGGCGTACTACCTGCAACAGGTGGGGATGCTGACCTTCAGCACCTCTGCACTGGCCGCAGCCGGCTCCGTTATTTGGGGTGGCGGTGGCGTGGGTGTCACGCAACCTGAAGTGGCCACATTTGCTGGCCTGCGCGTGGTGATCGATGACCAGCTGACCTATCTGACCGGCGGTACTGCCACCCACGCGGTGAAGTATCCGGTCTACATGTTCAAGTCTGGTGTTATTTCCGAGGGCATCCAACAGGATCTGCGCCTCGCCGCCGACCGCAACATCCTGTCGATGCAGGACATTGTGGCTGTGGACTACCACTACGGTTACCACGTGACCGGCACCAAGTGGGCCGCCGCTGGCGACAACCCCACCAATGCCGCCACCACCGGCAACCTGGCCGCCACCGCCAGCTGGAACCTCGTGTTCAGCACCACCAAGCAAGTACCCATCGTGCGGATGCTGGTGAACACCCCTCTGGACACCACCGCTTACGCCTGATCGGTCTAGCGACTAAAAAGGCCCCCAAACCGGGGGCCTTTTCTTTTGCTCAATTTTCAGCCAACCGCCGCTCTTCTTCCCGCTCAAACAACCGCTTGGTGTTGACGGTCATCTTGTACGAGCGCACGCAGAACTGATTCACGATCACACGCGAAACTTGTAGCTTTTCTGCAATCGCGGGCACGGTTTCACCAGCTTCCCGCAGCTTTTTGATTTGACCAGACACCTCTTCCCACTTACGGGCCGTCGGCTTGCTGGGCTTTGGTGCCGATTGCTTGACGACTGGTGTTTTATCGACCACCTTCTCTAGGGTGGGCTCACTAGCTTCACTGGAACGAGGTGCCATGAAAATGGTCCGCTTATTCGTACTACAGGATAACCGGCGATTCTTTGTAGACGTTCCGCACGATAAGTACGCGGAAACAAGCGCCGATTTTATTTTGCAAGGCGCAGAGGTTTACCACGCAACAGTTTTGGCCGATCCACCAAAAAGAAGGAAGCAACGCACTAGCGCTAGACTCAAAAGAGGACTGGTGTAAATCGTGGCCGCTGTCATTGACGCCACTCTGGGTGGGGCTTCGGCCAACTCGTACGTGACGCTGGCAGATGCTGACGCCTATTTCGAGACAACACCCGAATCCGCCAACTGGGACGACAAGACCAACGACCAGAAAAACCGCGCTCTGATTTCCGCCACACGCTGGATCGACGCGCTGAGTTTTTACGGCAAACGCTGCAGCGAGACACAAGCGCTGAAGTGGCCCCGCAAGGAATACAAGGTTGACGGAATCGAACTGGCCTGCACGCTGATCCCAGTCGGCATCGAGACTGCCACCTACGAACTGGCACGCGCCTTTGCCAACGACACCGATGCCATCACCGGCAGCACCGGCACCACGGGCATCTACGACGAAGTGGAACTGGGCGAACTGAAAGTCAAGTACAACAAAACCAGTCAAACCAGCGGCGTGATCAACAACGTATTCGACG